ATGGTATTGTGGCCTTGGTGATGGCCTTGGATCGGTGTATGCGGCATGAGCCACCGAAACGGAGCGTGTATGAAGATCATGGATTGGTTACCGTATGACTAAAAAAGACGCAAAAGACGCGGTGATTACGGCCCGTTTGCCATTGGATATACGAGAGAAACTCGTAAATAGGGCTCGGCAGTCGGGCATAAGTTTAAGCACGCTCATCTGCGATTACCTCACGTGCGTAATTGATGAGCAAGTGATAGTTGAGAGAATCAACCACAATGTGGACGAAGTTCAGAGGTTGGCTCACATGATACAAGAAATCAGGGAGCGTGGATTGGATTTACTGGATGGGAGCGAGCGGTGATTGAGCTTTTCGACCGGTATCCTGTCTTGCGGCGGGTGATTGTCAATACCAAGACGGATAAGGCATTTCGGGGGGTGTTGTGGCGGAAGCGGGGCGGGTATCTGGTGCTACGTGAGGCTGAGTTGCTGAAGGGGCGAGGGGAGACGACGTTGATGGATGGAGAAGTCGTGATCGAATCTAGCAATGTGGATTTCATTCAGGTGATCTGATGATCGTACAAAGCCTGGGGGCATTGGCGGAAGCGGGGACGAGTGCATGGTATCCGTCGTCGAGTTTGCGGACGGTGCGGCTGTATGACGACCATTATTATGATTATGCGGCGCTGTACCGGACACAGCCGAACGTGCGGACATGCGTGGACTTCCTCGCCCGCAACATCGCACAATTGGGTCTACACGTCTTCCGGCGAGTGAGTGATACGGACCGGGAGCGGCTGATGGACCACCCGTTGGCCGTGCTGCTGGGCAAGCCGAACCCATGGACGACCCGGTACCGACTGATTGAGTCGTTGATGGGTGACTTGGGCATTTATTTCAACGCATACTGGCTGAAGGGCAAACAGGGATCAGGGCAGCCCGCTCTGCTGCGAATACCTCCACACCTGGTCACAGTGTCCGGCGGCTTGGCGCCCCAAAAATACGAGATCGACATTGGCGGGAAAACATACAAGCCTGATCCTGCGGAAATTGTGCATTTCCGGGGCTACAATCCAGACGACGCGACGAAGGGCCTCTCTCCCCTGGAGACACTGCGGCGAATTCTGGCCGAGGAACACTCGATGGGCGACTACCGGGAGCATTTCTGGCAGAACTCGGCGCGGATCTACGGTGTCATCGAACGGCCTCGGGAAGCGCCGGAATGGAGTCCCACGGCACGGGAGCGATTCAAGTCTGAATTCGAGGCACTGCATAGCGGAGGCGAAAATTCCGGCAAGACGGCGATCCTGGAGGAAGGCATGACCTGGAAGGAGGCCATGTTTAACGCCCAGGAATCGGAGTACATGGCCGGCCGCAAACTGACCCGGGAGGAGTGCGCCAGAGCGTATCACATTCCACTACCGATGGTAGGAATATTGGATCATGCAACATTTTCAAATATTTCAGAACAGCACAAGAATTTATATCAGGATTCGCTAGGTCCATGGTTAGCTATGATCGAAGAAGAGATTGGGCTGCAATTGTTGCCCTATTTCGAGTCGAAAGGCGTGTACGTCGAGTTCAATATTGCGGAGAAATTGCAGGGCTCCTTCGAGGAACAGATCAAGGCGCTGCAGGCAGCGGTTGGCCGGCCGTGGATGACAGCTAACGAGGCCCGGGCCCGGCAGAATATGCCGCAGATGGGCGGGGATGCGGACATGCTGGTGACGCCATTGAATGTGTTGGTCGGGGGCCAGGCCAGTCCGCGGGATAGCGCGCCGCCGGAGAAAAGATTGAGCTTATCACCAGCAAAAGCCACGCCCGGGCAGATCGATCCGACGCTGCCGGCCTTGCGGGCCCGACACGAGGAGAAATGGCTGAGGGTGATCCGGCGCAATTTTGAGCGGCAATTGGCTGCGGTGATTGGTCGAATGAGCGCCGCAATTGTGATGGATGAAATCTGGGACGCGGCGCGCTGGAACCGGGAATTGACGGCGGATATCTACGTGATGAATGTGGCGACGGCGACAGCCTGGGCCAAGTATGTGGCAAAAGAGATGGAGCTCGAATTGGATGAGGACGTCATGCTGCCCTGGCTCGAGGAGAATGCCCGCATCGCCGGGGAGGAAATCAACGCCACAACGAGGGGCCAGATCGCCGATGCGCTGACGGAAGAGGAGCCGCGGGACGCAGTTAAGCATTTATTCGGGGTCGCAATTGGGGCCCGGGCGCTGCAGATTGCTACTACCAGGACCACGACGGCCTCGGTGTTCGGATCGCAAGAAGCGGCGCGGCAGAGCGGTCTGAAGACTAAGACGTGGCAGGTGAATAGCGGGAACCCACGACCCGAGCACTCGGCAATGAACGGGGAGACGGTTCCGGTCGGGGAGCTGTTCAGCAATGGGATGCGGTGGCCGGGGGATCCGGTCGGCGGGGCGGAGAATAATGCGAACTGTCAATGTAGCGTGACATTCGGGAGGTAGACATGGATAAGCAAACGAAAAGCATGATGGGGCCGATCACATTCAAGGCCGATGGTGAGGCCGGTGAGTTCAAGGCTATTTTCTCTACATTCGACGTGATCGATTTGGACAACGACGTTACCCTGCCCGGTGCGTTCAAGGACGGGCAGAAGGTCCGGGTATCTTATTGGGGTCATCGCTGGAGTGATCTTCCTGTCGGGCGGGGTGTGATCCAGTCGGACGAGAAGGAGGCCTGGATCAACGGCGCGTTCTTCCTGGATACGGAAGGCGGCCGGGAGACGTACCAGACGGTGAAGAACTTGGGCGAGCTGCAGGAATGGTCTTATGGCTTCGACGTCCTGGAACGCTCGGAAGGGGAATTCGAGGGGCAGCAGGTGCAATTCCTGCGCCGGCTCGACGTGACCGAGGTATCACCGGTGATGCTGGGGGCCGGCATCGGGACGCGGACGGAGGCGATCAAGGGGCTACGCGATGCCCTTCATGGTGAGAACAGGCCCGAGATATTGCAGGAGTTGCACGATATGTTGGTTACTCTCGGTGCGAAATGCGCCGAGGATGATCATAGCGACGATCAGGGTAAAGGCGAGGATCAAGACGAGGCCCGCAAGGGTAAGTTGAGTGGTCCTGCGGCGAGTACACTGGCGGAGCGGTTGGCATTGGAATTGAGTTGTTTGGAGATCGAGCAATAGGAGGTATGCCAAGTGGCTACGCTAAAGGATTTGAAAGAGCAATTGAAAGCGGCTTTGACGGCGGCCAGGGACATCGCGGCCAAGGCCGAAGAGGAAGAGCGGGACTTCACCGCAGAGGAGCGGGAGCAGGTCCAAGCGCATATTGAGGAAGCGGGCCAGCTCAAGGAAAAGATCAAGGAGCTGGAAGGAGACGAGGCCCTGCGGCAGCAGATCGCGGAGATGGGCGCAGGGCTGGAAAAGCCCGATGGAAGCTCCCAAGCCGGTTCCACCGGCGCCGCTGGAAAGAAGGGCCGAACCGTCGGGGAGCAGTTCGTCAACTCGCCGCAATGGGTGGAATGGATGAAGGCCATGGCCCCATCGGGGCAGATTCCCGAAGGTCTCAAGGGGCTAATGTCGCCGCCGGTGGAGTTCAAAAATCTGTTTGCCAAGGACCTGATCACCGGGGCGGACGACACCAGCGCCGGCGCCTTCGTAGAAACGGACTACACCGGCATCTACGAACCGCTGGGGAGGGCGCCGCTGGTCTTGCGCCAGATGATCAGCATCCGGCAGACGACCAGCGACCTGGTGGAGTTCGTGAGGCAGACCACGCAGGTGACGCAGGCTGCGGCAGTACCGGAGGCGAACGTCACGGAGTACAGCGGGGCGACCGGGGAGATCTCCGGTGAAAAGCCCGAAGGTACTACCGAGTTCGAGAAGGTCACCGCGGCTGTGAAGACCTTGGCGGTGTGGATCCCGGCGACGAAGCGGGCCCTGTCCGATGCGGCCCAGATTCGAGGGATCATCGACCAAGAGCTGCGGGACGATCTCAACGAGGAGCTGGAGGATCAGATCGTCAACGGTGACGGCGTCGGGGAGAACTACACCGGCATCCTGAACACGGCCGGCATCTTGACCCAGGCCTGGGATACGGACATCCTGACCACGACCCGGCGGGCGAAGACCACCCTGCGGGTGACGGGGCGTTCGATTCCGACCGCGTGGCTGTTCAACCCGGCCGACTGGGAAAACATCGAGCTGCTGCAGGACGCGGAAAATCGGTACTACTACGGCGGACCGATCAACAACGGGCCTCAGCGGTTGTGGGGAGTGCCGATCGTGGAGTGCGAGGCAATCGCCGAGGGGACCGGTCTCCTGGGCAACTTCCGCAAGGCGGTGATGTGGGACCGCGAGCGGGCCAGCATCCAGGTCAGCGACAGCCACGAGGATTTCTTCATCCGGAACATGGTGGCGATCCTGGCGGAGATGCGGGCGGCTTTTGGCTTGATCAGGCCATCGGCCTTCATCGAGATCGACATGGCGGCAGGGAGCTGAGAGTAGGAGAGTAAGTTAGTGGCGCTGCGAGTCAATGTGATCTGCCGGAACCACAAGGAAGATCGAATCATCCCCAGGATGGCCCGCCACCTGGCGGACCGCTTAGGATGGACGTTGACCGCAGCGCCGGAGGGAAACGCGGATGTGATCCACCTGTCGGCCTATTTCGAGGTGCAGAAGCTCGGAAAGTGGCCGGCCCAGCCGGTGAGTTGCTACTTCACGCACATCGAGGAGGAACCACCCGGCAACGCGAAGGCGGCGTTGTTCGATTCCGTGGCGCAGCGG